GCTCGATGGAGATTCTTCTCCCGCTGTTTCAGGTCGAATTTGTCGACACGATCATCAATGTAACGTGGGCGATGGCAAAGGCAGCCGACGAGGACATCGAGCCGCCGAAGAGGTGGGTGAGACAGTTTGAAGAGTTCCCTCTGGATGTCATTGTCCCGGCTGTTTATGAGCTCGTTCTGAAGGGATTCGTGAGCTCAAAAAACTTGAAGAGGCTGAAGAAGGCCAGCGCAAGTCTGAGAAATCTTCAGCCGTCACTCTCGACGACATCATCCTCGCCGGACTCGAGCGAGGACTAACGATGTCAGACATCCGTCGGATGCAGCTCGGACAGGTGGTCGATTTCGTGATCGCTTACAACGAGCGGCAGAAAGAGGCGGAGAAGGCTCAGAAACGGGCTGAGAAGCGCGGGACTAAACGCAAGGGAACACAGAACGACATCAATGCGTTCTTTGGTTAGAGGTCAAATAAATGGCAAGTGGAGCAATAAAAGGCATTACCATAAGTTTCGCCGGCGATACCACGAAACTCGATAAGGCTTTAAGACAAATAAATAATAATACGAAGTCACTGGACAGAGAGCTGAAGCAAGTCGACAAGGCGCTCAAGTTCAATCCGACATCGGTTGAATTGTGGAGACAGAAACAAGATCTCCTCAAGAAGAAAATAACCGAAACAAAGGACAAGCTCGATGCCTTGAAACAGGCTCAGGCAAAGATTGACTCGGGAGAAGTAGAAGTCACTGCTGATGAATATAGTAAACTTCAGCGAGACATTCTTATCACTGAGAATCAGGTCAAGACCTTCGAGGGACAGCTGAGGAAGGTCGGCAACGTGAATCTCAGGGCGACGTCGGAACAGTTTAAGTCAATGGGCGACAAACTCACTTCCGCGGGACAGGCCATGAGAGGGCTGTCGACGGCGGCGGCTGCGGTAACTGCGGCAATCGGCGCTCTGACTGTCAAGTCGGGCAAGTGGGCCGACGATATGAACACAATGTCGAAGGTCTACAGCATCGGCACACGAGACTTGCAACAGTACTCGGCGGCGGCGGATCTCGTTGACGTCTCGGTTGAAACCATCGCGAAGTCGCACGTCAAACTTGAGAAGCAAATGCTCACAGCATCGAAGGGCACTGGAGCAAGCGCTGAAGCGTTTGAAGCTCTGGGCGTATCGGTAACGAACGCAGACGGCTCTCTCAGAGATGGCGATGCGGTATGGCAAGACACCATCGCGGCCCTCGGTGGACTATCAAACGAGACCGAGCGCGATGCTCTCGCCATGCAACTCATGGGCCGTTCGGCTGCGGAACTGAATCCGCTTATCGAGGACGGTGGAGAGACATATAAGCAAGTCGCTGATACGATGGCGAAATACGGTCTCGACTTCATTGATCAGGAGACGCTTGATCAGGCGAATCAGTTCAACGATTCTCTTGACATGATAAAGGCTGTCGGCCTTGTCGCGTTCCAGCAACTCGGCACACAACTCGCGGCGTATCTCGCTCCGGCTATGGAGAGGGTAGTCGATGTTGTAGGGAGGCTTGCAAATTGGTTTTCGAATCTGTCACCGAGGACACAAGCACTCATCGCGGGCATAGCGGCGGTCGTTGCGGTCGTGTCTCCGCTTCTTATTGGTCTCGGAAAGGTGTCGTTCGCAATCAGCTCAATCATGTCGCTGATGGCTACGCTCGGCCCGGCTATAGGCGGAATCGTTGGGGCGCTCGGGCCAGTTATTCTGATAATTGCCGCGGTAGTGGCTGCTGGCGTTCTGCTCTATAAAAACTGGGATACCATCAAGGCTAAAGCGCTTGAGCTAAAGAATAAGGTTGTAGACACGTTCAATCAGGTCAAGGCAAAAGTGACCTCGATCTGGAACAGTATCAAAACGGCAATAACGAAGCCGATTAACTCGGCCGTGACAACGGTAAGGAACGCTATAAACAAGATCAAGAGCATTATCAATGGCGCGAGATTGAAACTGCCGAGGATAAAACTTCCGCACTTTAAGGTGTCCGGGAAACTGTCGCTGAATCCGCCGAGTGTGCCGCATATATCTGTAAGCTGGTACAAGACCGGAGGCATTTTCGACAGTCCGACTATTGCCGGTATCGGTGAAGCCGGTCCTGAGGCGGTCGTTCCGCTGGACAGGTTCTGGCAGAAAATGGATGCTATAGCGGCGGCGGCAACGGGAAGCCCGACAATCAATATTTATACGCAGCCGGGCCAGTCTCCTCGTGAGATCGCACGAGAAGTCGAGCGGGTGCTGGTAACGATGCAGAAACAGAGGAATATGGCATATGGCGGTATTTAAATCATTAACATTTGACGGCGAAAACAGCCTCGACTATGGCGTATACATCACGGGCGAGGCTGTTTATAACGCTCCGGGGAGAGTCGTCGACATGGTGACGATCCCCGGCAGAAACGGGTCGCTCGCTATAGATCAGGGACGCTTCGAGAACATCGAGATCAAATATCCAGCCGGAGCGTTCGGCACAACTCAGACAGAGTATTCGAGCGTGATGAGGGCCTTCCGAAACTTTCTCGCTTCGCGGTACAGATATGTCCGACTCGAGGACGATTATCATCCGGACGAATACAGGCTCGGCCTGTTCAAGAGCGGGCTCGAAGCGGATCCTGTCTCGATGAGTAGAGCGGGAGAGTTCGACATCGTATTCGACTGTAAGCCTCAGAGATTCCTGAAGAGCGGCGAGATTCCCGTGTCGGGAGCCGACTGGACCAATGTGCAGACAGCGAGCGGGTCGGTCGTGACGATAGACAACTCCGGAAATCCGCTTGGCATAAAGTCACTCACGGCATCCATCGACCCGGTACAGAGCGGGAGCGGTACGACATCACCGACCAACGTGCGGCCTATAAGCGGACGGACGGCGGTGAGCGTTTACGTGTCACCGACAGAATCAGAAGCTGATGGGGACACATACAACACCTCTCTCGGCCGTATTGTCTACGGCGGGACGCTCGATCTGATCAGCGGAGTTCTGACAGTGACGAAGGTGGCCATAGATATGGGGACACTATCGTGGACATATAATGCAACATCGCAAATTCACACGGCAGTAATGCCATCTGATGCTATTGCAGCGATAAATGTGGGAGATAGGGGTGCGATATGCTCGGTGTATGAGAGAGGAGACTACCCGAACAATTTTGCAGACGGCAAATTTGTTGTATGCGATTCAAACCTTTCTTCATCGGCAAAGCGTGTCGCTGTGAAGAATACGGCTATAACTGACGCTGCGGCTTTCAAAACATCAGTCACGGGTCAGACTTTAGTCTACACTCTCGCCACACCGCAGACCTATCAGGTGACAGCGAAAGACATAGAACTCCTGACGGGAACAAACAAGATCTGGGCGAGCACCGGGGACGTGACTGTCGAGTACGGACAGAGCCCGTTTTACAATCCGACGGAGTTCCCGAGCAAGCCGCTCATTAAGGTCACTGGAACAGGGACGCTTATGGTCGGAGGCGTGACTATCACGATCACAGGCATCGCGAGTCAGACCATTTACATCGACTGCGAATCAATGGAAATCTACAAGATGGTCGACGGAGAGGTACAGTCGGCGGCCAGTCTCGTCACGTTCTCGGGCAACGATTTTCCGGTGCTCAGCGCGGGGAACACGGGCGTATCGTACGGCTCAGGAATAACGGCTTTAGAAATAACGCCACATTGGTGGAGGATCTAAATGATTCCAATTCTATTTGAAAAAAATGCGACAACATTCACGAGCAACGGTCTCGGGCGACTCGCGGACTGTATCAGCTGCATCGTCACCGAGGAGCGAAATGGAGTGTTTGAGTGCGAGTTTGAATATCCTGTCACCGGCTCGATGTTCAACGAGATCCAGATCGGACGCATCATCGTCTGTACTCATGACGAGGACGGCGATGTTCAGCCGTTCGATATTTACAAGACCTCTGAGCCTATCAACGGCGTGGTCACGTTCTACGCCCAGCACATCAGCTATAGGCTCAATGAGATCGTGACGAAGCCGTTCCAGGCAAGTTCGTGTTCTGATGCTATCGCGGCTATGAAAACGAACTCACTCGGCTCGAATCCGTTCACGTTCAACACGAACAAAGCGGTTTCGGGTGCCTATGAGGTCGCAACACCTACGGCAATCAGGCCGCTTCTCGGAGGGGAAGAGAACTCGCTTCTTGATGTATACGGTTCGGGCGAGTATGACTTCGACAAATTCTCGGTCTATCTCTATACGAACAGAGGCATCGACACAGACGTTTCGATTCGCTACGGCAAGAACCTCGCAGACTACACGGACGAGGTCGATTATAGCGATTGTTATAACGCGGCCGCTCCGTACTGGGCGGGAACTATTCAAGACGAGGAGACCGGCAGCGAGACGGATGTCTATGTATCGTTGCCAGAGGGATATATCTCATCCGGATACGATTTGCCAAACGGCCGCACCGTGATCATACCGATGGACCTGTCGAGCGCCTTTGAGGACCAGCCGACAGTGGCAGATCTCCGGGCAGCCGCAACGAGCAGACTCGCGGCGTCATACGGCTGGATTCCGAAGCAGAATATCACAGTCAACTTTGTTCAGCTCTGGCAGACGGAAGAATACGCTCAGTACGCATCACTTCAGAGAGTGAGACTATGCGACACGGTGCTCGTTGATGTGCCGATGTACGGAGTGAGCGGTCTCCGGATAAAGGTCATAAAGGTCACTTGGAACGTACTGCTCGACAGATATGACGAGATCGAACTCGGATCACCACAGACCACGCTCGCGGGTGCAATATCTGAGAGCACAGGCGTGGCCGGACAGATAGAGCAACTCACGCACTCAATAGCAACGAGCCGAACCATCGCGGGCAACACGAATCAACACTTCTGGTTTACCTCAGAGGGAACCGACACGGGAGCGCACATCACCGAAGTCGACCGAGAGACATTCCTCGACGATCCGGCGACCGGTGGCGGGAATCTCCTCGCAAGGTCGAACGGTGTCGCGGTCAGAGATGGCTTGACAGAACTCGCTACGTTTGCGGCGGACTCGATCCGAATGTCAGACGGAACGCGGGTGCTTTATGAAGTCGCCTCGTCTAATGGTGCTGTGAAACTTACTCGCATCTATAACCAGCGAGAGGCCACCGAGACAGTAAGACTTGGAAGGACGGTCGAGCGGTGGGATTCCATCGTTGTCCACTACACAGTCGACGGAACGGCTGACTCAAACACATACGACTCACTCCCAATCGAGGACTATTCCGAGACGAGCAAAATCGGGGTCCAGATCACGATGACAGGCGACACGCTCGACATTTTTGTCGGAGACGGTAACGGCCTTGCAGAGACCGAGGTGCTTCTCGTTCAGGATATTGTGTTCAACTTCCAAACGACGCAGCAGACCATCGAGAGCACCATCGGAGCACACGCAGACAAGACACTTTCGGGCCCGTTCCGCATCGGAAACGGTACCAGCACGACCGACGAGGGAAACGCCTTCTTCGTGGACTGGAGCGGTGACGGACACTTCCGGGGCGACGTATATGCCAACAGTGAGAGCGATTCGAGCGGAGGCTTGTGTCTGTCCAGGGTGGATCTGGTCGGAGGCTATGGATACGAAGATTCGGGCGGAGACTATAGCCTGACGCTTGAGGCTTACAAAGTCGGGCACCTCGTAACGCTCGAACTTGAAGGCTACAACTTCATATCTGTCGCCTCAGGCGGCAACGTGTTCAGTGTCAATGTAACTTCGAGCAGTATCCCGAAGCCAGCATCGTCATGGGCGACCGGCGTCAGCTACTACGGAAATCACGCCATCGTATTGGCTCTTTATTTCAACTCGCAGAACAACACGCTAAACTTCATCGCAAGGAACGCGAGCAACACGGCCGTTACAGCTTCGGAGCTCCACGGCTCAATCACATATATCACGGAGGAATAAATATGAGACTCACAAACAGAACCTACGACACTCTCAAATGGATCGCGCTTGCGGTCATTCCGGCTGCCTCGACTCTCGTCCTGACTGTCGGAAAAATATGGGGCCTTCCGTATTATGACAACATCGGAGCCACGATCTCCGCAGTCGGCCTGTTTATCGCCGCGATTATCGGCGTATCGAGCAAGGACTTCTATGAGATCCAGCCGAAGGACATTGAGGGCATGGAATATCTCGAGGACGGTGAGGAGGATGAATAAGACCAAATTCATGCAGACCGATTCAAGGTGGGGCGGTCTTGGTTATCCGAAGAAGCCGTGGTACATCAGGAACTGCGGATGCGGCGAGGTGTCGATCGCGAACTGCATCATCGAGATGGAGCAGTATAAGAACTACACACCAGCCACGATCCAGCCGTATTGCAAACAGTACGCAGCTCCTAACGGGGACGGAACGTACTGGAGCGGAATACCGAAAATGATGAGCCACTATGGTCTCACCGAGGTCAAGGAACACGCTACAATGGCGCCACTCTGGAAAGAGCTCGCAAAGGGCAACAGGGTGGCTATTTATTTGATGGGAAGTCGCAGAGGCGGAAGCAAAGGCGTTCATTGGACGAGCGGCGGACACTTCGTCTGCTCGGTAGACTACAAATACCAGAACGGCAAGCACTACGTTTATGTGAAGGACAGCTATTCTAACTCATCACTAAGAAACGGGTGGATTTCCTATGAGGAGAATATGCGGAACGATGTCCTCAAGGTGTGGTCGGGCAAACTGAACAGCAAGAAGCCGAGCGCACCGACCACGACACCGACTGATAGCAAACTGGCTGTGGATGGCATCGGCGGTCTTGCGACAGTGCAGCGGCTTCAGGAGTTTCTCGGACTCTCAAAGACGGACGGGATTACGATTCGCAAAGACCTTCAGAAATACGTGCCGGCACTCAAGGCCTACGATTATGGAACCGGCTCGCCAACAGTCAAGGCGATGCAGAAATGGCTCGGCCTGTCAGATCCGGACGGACTCTGGGGTTCTAACACGTCGAAAGGCTTACAGAAGAAGCTCGGAGTGACACAGGACGGCATCTTCGGAGTGAACTCAATGAAGGCGCTTCAGAAATATCTGAACGAGCACGACAAGGCGGTATATCCGGAGAAGTCAAAGGGCGAAAAAATAATGGACGCTTGCAAGGCTCAGGCGAACTACATGAAGTCGGCAAAGTACGGCGATTATTCTCCGGTAACGTTGGCTCACAGTAAATCGGCTGGCACTTGTGTCACATATGAAGGGTGCGTATTTCAGAGGCTCGGGGCTCTGGCAAGCGGCAAGTACATATGGCACGACGGCAAGGGGTACGGTACCGGCAAAGTCACTCACTTGAACACTAAGACCATGACTTGTACTTATATGCACAACAAGACGCTGGCCTCGCTCAAAGGCAAAATTCAGAAGGGCGATTGCATTTTAGTCGATGACAATAAGAGCGGTAAGGCCGGTAGCGGTGGTCACGTTTTCTTCTGTACAGGCGAGTGGAGCGGCAACGATCCATATGTATGGGACTTTGAGCCGAATCGAACTTGTGCAAAAACGGGGAAGCCTCGCAAATATAGCGGCAGCAGAAAAGTCCTCGCTATAGTGCGAACAAAGTGAGGTGGCGGCATGGATAGAGAAGTAATCACGACCATCGTACTCGCGATCCTCGCCAGTAACGGCTTCTTTGCGCTCGTGCAGTTCCTGATCACGCGCTGGGACACGAAGAAGTCCATCAAGGGCAAGCTCGACCATCTCGAAAAAGACGGGCTCAGGACTCAGCTGCTGCTGATGATCATGCTCAAGGGCGACGAGAAGAAAGAGATCCTGACGTTGGCACAGCATTATTTTGACGACCTCAAGGGGAATTGGTACATGACGGACATCTTCGACAAGTGGCTGGTCGAGAAGGGCGACAGCCGGCCGGAGTGGTTCAAGAAAGACGACTAAGGTCGCTCAGGCGGCGATACTTTCACCTCCTTTCTATAACAATCATATATGGCAACGTGAAGAGGCCCGGGGATGTTCCTCGGGTCTTTTTGCGTGGAAATTTTTTATATTTTTTCTATACATCTATTGACGTAGTACATCAAAAGATGTATAATATAACCATCAAGAGAGAAGAAAACAAGGAGGGCAAAACAATGACATACAACCAGAGAACGATGAACGTAAAGCTCGAAAGAATCGAAATCTGCGACTTGCTGATAGCTTGCACAATGCTTGAGCAGGAAACGGACGCAAAGAAGTGGGGAGATCTTCACGATAAGCTGATGGCAACTCTCGAAGCGTTCGACGAAAAGAACGGATACGGAGTGATGGAGTTCTAAAACACACAACACCGGGCCCGGCGGTCAATCCGGGCAAGGAGACCGAGATGGATCACAAGTATAAAGGCTTCGAGATATGGAAAACGGGAACGAGGGAATATCCGTGGAACATATACAGAATGGACTATAGCAAGATACTCAAGAGGGAAGTTCCGACACACGTTGGATACGCAGCTACGCTAAAGGCTTGCAGAGAGTGCATCGATGAAGGACTCTGCAACGAGGAGATATAAAGGAGGGCGAAATGACATACAGAAAACATATTGAAGAGCTAAGAGCTGAGTGGATAGGCAGAGAAATCAGCTACAAGGGTGAAAGACACACAATAGTAGACGTAGATTACAACGGCTCAATTCTGATAGATAAGCCGGCAAGATTCACAGACACGACCGCGATTGCAATCCATATGGTCGACAAGGTATACAATTAGGAGGTAACGAAATGCTTAAATACATCAGCGAGTACAGAATCAACAAGAAGGGAGCGGAGTGTTTCAGATCCCGCTCCCTCGAAGATACAAAGGCAAGGCTCGAAGAACTCAGAGCAAAGAAGCCAAACGTAAATTATGAAATGCAGAGCAGACACGCAAGGCTTGACAGATACGGGGACACTGAGAGAAACTGGAAGGGCGAGACAGCGTGGTCAATATGGAGCTAAGGAGGAGGAAATGAACAAACTGAAACAGATCCGCGAGGCTGCCGGCATGAGTCAGTCGGAGCTCGCAAAGGCGTCGGGCATCAGCGTCCGGGTGCTCCAGAATTACGAGCAAGGCGCGAGGCCATTGAACGGAGCCAGAGCGATCACAGTCAAACACATAGCGGACGCGCTCGGGTGCCGGATGGAGGACTTAATCGAGGAATAACAAAAACGGGTCGAAAAACGGCCCGTTTATTTTCGGTTTAAGCGATTTTTTACGGGTCGGTCGATATACTTTACCTTGTGTTTTAGAACGGAATCGAGTCGTATGCGGCTACGATGCGAGGGGCGAGGGCGTTCATTCTGGCAGCGCCTCCGATTCGAACTTTGTCCGATCCTTCGTTGTCGAAACGGATCCATTTAACACCTGAGTCCGCTTTATACTCGATGAACACCGTTCCGTCCAGCATCAAGAGGAGAGAGCCGTTATCTCCGAGGGCGGCGTCGATAATCTCAAAGTCTCGGCCTTCGTCGTACAGAACGGCACAGATCGCGGCGAGGATTTTCTTCTCCATGTCGGTCGCACCAGCGTTCTCTAACTGTCTGTAGTGCTTCAGAGTGAGCCCGACTTTGTTCGCCTCGTTGTAATCATATTCGAGTGCGGCCTTAGCGGCTTTCTTACGGTACATGGCATCTTTGCCGTCTTTTATTTCGTCAAATGTATACAAGCTCGAAGTGGTAGCATCCGATAACTTGAATCCCAGCTTCAGAAAACAGGGAGTACAAATAGCACCGTCCGCGAGCTTAACGTGTCCCTTAACCAGTGTGCTTTTTCCGCACTTCATACATTTTGCCATAGATCAACACCTCCTGAAGAAAATTATAAATATTCGTTCACATTATTGCAATCTCATCAGGGGAGGCGTATATTGTAGTCGAGGTGACAACTATTCCTAAAATCATAACTGGCGGTATTTTTTATAAAAACGTGCATTTTTCAACGTTTTTGAGGAAATTACCAAAAGTGTTATAGGCATAGTCCAAAAAAATACTCAATACTGATTATATAGTCACCTCAATCTAACAGGAGGTGACTTTTTTTTATGAGACGTTCAACTTTTGAGCAGTTCGCCATCGTCGCAAGTGACTCGGCATCGCTATTCAATGAGCAGCTGAACGAAGAGCTCTACCGACTCAAGGACAACAATCCGGTTGTTCACTTCTCCGAGTCAATTCCATTTTACGCGCAGATAAAGTACACCGTGGATTCTACCACACTTGACAGCATCTCGGAAGAGTACGAGGCGAAGGGTGTCCGCTTTACATGCGCTCAGTGCCCGCATCTCAAGGCGGCGCTGAAGGACGATGGAACCGAGGACAGACGCTGCAAATGGGGCGGGTGCGAGTTCTCTGAGACGGGACGAGTCCCGAAGAGTGCTCCGGCTTGCGACATACTTTATGAGCTCATTTACGAAGGGAGTGTGAAATTATGCTTTACAACTTAGGAATGATAATCGTAATGCTGTCCCTTGCGTTCGTGGGCGGCGAGCCAACGGTGCCGATTATTATAGCGGCCACAGGTGCATTGATCATGGCTATCGGGAGGAGGTTCAACAATGAAGAAGCAGACTCAGAGAGATAAGGTCCTGTCGTGGCTGAGGACACACGGGACGCTGACAGTGAAAGATGCAGTGACGGAGCTGAACATCATGTCGGTTCCGAAGAGAGTCGAAGAGCTCCGCAGAATGGGCTACCAGATCCGGATGGACTGGGCAACGACCGAGAGCGGGGCAAGATACGGAGTGTACAAACTTGAGGAGGTGTGCTGATGGGAATTTCTATCTATGAGAAGAAGGCTGACTATGTGAGACAGCTTCAGGCGATTCTCGATGTGTCCGAGTACTTCGAGAGCATCGACTACAACAGAGACTACCTGAGCGGAGACGAATACATCCGCATCAAGAACGCCGTGGGCGACACGTTCTACATCAACGTGACAGGAAACAGCGAGAGCGCGATTCTGCTCGAGGTCGCGAGATTTGTGAACGGACTCAGACCGACGGGCTATGTGACAGACAGAGACGCCCGCTGGAGGGTTGCAAAGCTCTTCAGAAAGGCGGTGTGACATGGCTGTGACAGTAATACTCGCGGTCCTGTTTATAGCAACGGTGGCAGCTATCGGC